CATTATTGCATATCGCAATACACGATATTTTACACTTTGTCACACTATTACCTTACTTATGTGACAACATCGTAAGGTTATACCCTTACTTTGTGTACCATTTTGGTACTCATCTTGGGTCTATATCCTCTTGGGTTACAATGATGGATATATTTCTATACCCCATCTCTCTCAACTTCTTGCGGCAGTTGCGTGCTGCCTCAATCGTTTCGAAGATGAACTCCTTTGCTTTTGCTTTGACTTTAAATTCTTTCATAGTCTGTTTTGGTGTATTTGTTTCAACATCTCTTTGTGCTCTGGCACATCACCATACTTAATATGGCAAGGGCGGCAGACCGCCATCAGGTTTTCAATATGGTCTCTACTCTTTGATCCACCTGAGCCCCTGTTCTCTATGTGGTGGATGTCTACGGCCCGAGAGCCGCAAACCTCACACCCGATGAAGTCATCCAAGACATAACCGAAGTAGTCCATATATATCTTGGTGTGCTTTTTCATAGCTCTCCTACAATCGTGTAGTTGTTAATCATCTCTTGGATGTCCTCCAGAGGACGGTCTTCAAAGAACTCAAAATACTGCTGCAACGCATAAGTGACCTTGTCCTCCCCCTTATTGTAGAAGTCCTCACTAATGGTATACACCCCTACATCACAAGACTGCTTGTCTATTACTAAGAACTTAAACTTGGTGTAGTCAACGTTGAATAGTTGGCAGTAGATATATGCCTGTACATCGTAGGAGTATTTGTGTCTTGCCGAGAATACAAAGTTCCTCAAATCCGAGGTAGTCTTAAGGTCAATGATAGTCCCGTCATTCTTTATGATGTCGGCCTTCCCCCTGAAGGGGTAGCCGCCTACATAATCAACCGCAGGAATTTCAAAGCGTGAATCCCTGAGGAGCTCAACGGCTTGCTCATTCTTAAACAACGCCTCAGTAAGTCGCTCAGCAAGCTGTCGCTCCTTCTTAGTGTATAGAACGTGAGAAGGGTACTCAGCGCTCATCTCCTTCCACTTCTTAGTGGTCTTGGTAGTCACATCAGCAAAAACCAATTCGTTTATCCTATGAGGCTCTAAGACCATCATATGAATCAGCCGCCCGTCCCTGAGGGCTTGGCTGTTCGTCTCATCACCATACTGCATTAAGTTGTAGTAGGTGCGTGGGCTGTCAAGAAGTTTCTTGATGTTGGAACTACTAAAAGCTACCTTACCAAGGTAGCCGTAGTAGAAGTCATCTTGCTCAGCTTGCTGCACTAACCAATCTTGGTCGTGCTGCTGCCCATTGAGCATCGTAATCTGTTTTGGCATAGCTTTCTGTTTTATCGTGTTAATCCCATAGCCTGAATATAGCGTTGACCCTTGTCAGGGTCTATGCTCTTAATCAACCTATATATAAAAGCAGAGGCCCTCTTTACGGAGGTTACCTCTGCTTTGCTACTATCTGTCCCTAAGTTCTGATACATCTGTGCATCTATGTGCAGCAGTTTATCAATCGTCTCCTTGTCCGTGAGGGCATCCTCAAAGACTATCTGTGCCTTCATTATGGCTTCAGTGTGCGTCATCATTGCTGTAAGTTAATTTGTCTTGTGATTATTTCATCATCCTCCTCTGAGCCACACTCACAGGCAGCGTGAGTCTGCTCACAATCGTGACAGCAATCGCAGCGCCAATCGTTATCGCTATACTCCCCACAGATATGACACCAAGCATCTTGACGCTCTTGGTGGTTTCTGAGTTCAATATCTAAATAGTCCATTATACAGGTAGATTAAAAAGGTTCTCAATCAATTCGTACAAAGCTATCATAGCAGTTACTGCAATCGCTGCCAGAAGGTAGGCAGCTCCCCCGTAGATGAGGTTCTCTTTTCTTGTGTAGGTCTTCTTAGACATAACATTTTAATTTTGGTTATGTCCAAATATAAACAAAATAATTAACAGGTTTACTCCTGCTCATTTAATTTAATTGACATCGATATAGGCAGGAAGCCCACCTCTTTAACAACTTTTGACCTGTTCGGGAAATCGGTGGTCTTGGGGAGACCCCCCTTCATTTCCCAAACAATGTCTAACTCCTGAAGGTTAAAAGCATATATGCCCTCTGGAGTAGAGTTGATGTAGAACGGTTTCCTTCCGTTCTTCTCAGCTCGTTCCATCAAAGCATCGTACTTGTCCTTCTCAATTAATAAGTCATCATAATGAGTCCTGCGACACTTGAGCTCAATGTCCATATTCCAACGCTCGCTGTAACAATCGTGACGTGAGTATTGATCCTGGCTCTGCTCAAGGTCAGACATAAAACAAGCCTTTAGAATTAAAAAGAGCTTATCCTCTGTCATACTCATCATATACCTTACGCAGCTCCGTTATCCAAGTCTTCCACGTCTTAGGACTGCAGCTACAAGGAATGTCAAACTTATGGTTAAACACCCGTGCGTGAACCTCAGCAATCGGTCTCGTATACTTCTCGTCTACCTTGACCCCGTCAAACTGAGCATAAAACTCCTTAAGCATCTCGTACTCCTTCTCCTCTAAACATTCTGTATGCTTATAAGGAAAGATTTGGTTCAGCTTCTTCTTACGCTCGTCACACCCGCAGTCAATGCCTGTGGCCTCGCTAAACATCTCAACAGCTTTCTTGATACCTGTTGCTTCAGTGAATTGTTCAATAGTGTCACCCAAGCCCTTAGCCTTGGATTTCTTTGCGGTACTCTTGGTACTCTTCGTAGAGGTTTTCTCTGACATACTCCTTTGCTTTATTTAATGTTGTAAAAATGGTTCTTAAACTGATGGTGGTCTCCTTCTCAATATCTCGCATACTCATATCTGTAGTATGGTATAGCTCGAACATCTTATAGTCAAACCAATACATCTCTTTAGCACAATCCCAGACCCTGTCAATGAAATCCTCAAAGAGCTCATCGTCATCTCGGTCTATGCTTTCGCTATAGTCGTTATGCTCGTGGTAGGAATCTACATACATAACAAGGTCTGTACCCCGCTGCCACTTACGCACGAGGTTGCGTAGTGTCACCCACACAAATAATTTATTAGGCTCACCATTATAAAGGATGCGCTCTGGATCGTCAACGTACTTGTTAAGGCGTATGTACATCTCCTGCACAATGTCCTCAGCAAAGTCACCCGCCCCAAAGCTATAGGCCATCTTGACCCATTCCTTGTGATGGTTAGCAAGTAGTTTTAAGAGTATCATTCTCCTCTACCCTTGGTTGACCAAGTCACTACAATCGCCAAGACCCCGAAGCACAACTGCAGGGAGTGGTACTTGGGGTCTTGAAAGTCTTCATCAAATTCGGAGTTCCAATAATTGACTCCTACTATAAATCCAAATAGGGGGGCGGCATCTACGGCAAAATTCATTCTATAAGCTGTTTATGTTCTATTACTTTATCACTATGCTCCTCGAGCTTACTCTCCAAATAGTGTACCTCAGCACGCAGGCTGTCAATACGCTTTCTTAAAAAGATGTTCTCCTTAACAATAATCTGCTCAGGACTCAAAAAACTCTCATCCTCCTTCAGGCGCTGCATAATCATTAGCGACTGATTAAAGAACTCTATATACATAGAACTTGAGAAGGTATTCATCTCGTGGTTCTTAGTTGCGTGTATCACGGTTGCGTGATGGAGCTTTGTAGCTCTGGCAATCTCAAGCGTTGTGTACACGTCTCTTGCAGCCACCATAAATGCGTGGCGAGCAAGGACGTTCCTCTGCTCTCTGTTTACACCTATTTCGTTTGTCTTTAGGTATAATTCGTATTCTTTCTCTAATGCACTATAGCTTGGTCTCATTTTAAATACTCGTCTAATTCGTCTAACTGACTTTCGAACAATTTGACCCGTTCGGTTAGGTCGTAAATAGTTTGCTTCAGCCTTGCGTTCTCTGCTTGGGCTGAATAAATAATGTGCTGCGTCTGCTCCACCATATCAATGCAGGCATCAATAGCACCATAGACACTCACAGCATCTAAGAAGTCATCCATAGCCTCCTCGTTCTGTGGATCGTCAGGTTTCAAACGCATAGCTAAATCCATCAGCTGTGCATTCTTGCTGCGAAGCCATAAGAGGCTTAGGCTCTTATTGTTGCGAAAATCCCATCGAAACAAATCGTCTTCTCTCATCTTCTAATATAACATAGTTATGCACTAAAATGGCAGGTCTTCTTGTTTTTTATTCATTACAGGTAATAGCGGCTTTCCGTCTATCTCAAATCCTGTAGTCCCCTGGCGCATCCGTAAGCGGATGGGCTCATCCAATGGCGTTGGCTTACCTCCGCTTTCCGTCTCCTT